TTGTACTACAGGAGCTGTTGATGTTTCTAAATTGATGCTTAAAATTTTATCTTTCATATTTATTCTTGTTCAGCCCAATTAGGACTATTTAATATTTCTTTAATAGCTTCATAACTATAAGTTTTTTTACCTTCTAAAAATCTAGGAGTTTCACCTTTAAACTTTAAAAGAACTTGACTTTTATCTAATGAATAACGCAATGTTTCTGCTGATGTTTCTAGCACTTGACTAAAATCAATTGTATTTATTTCTTCTGCTAATATAACTAAATATTTCATATTTATTTTTTAAGGTGTGTCTATTGTCCAAGTTGGTGAATTAAACAAAGTAGCATTATTATCTTTACCTGAACTGTCAAATGCTGTAGCTCCCGAACCTTCATTAAACTTCCAAAACCCAACTAATCCTGCTGAACCTGTTAAATTTACAGGTGGTTGTCCTGACTGATATAATTCGGCAACAGGTACTTCTCTAGTAAATATTGCAGCATTGCTTACGTCACCGTTTAAATAACCTGCATTTTGTGTGTTTTGCCCTATATCAAATAAAGATAAAGAACCTGAGAATGTTCCTAAAGTTGATGTACTTGTAGCTTTAGATACTCCATCTAAAAATATTTCTAGTTTATTTGTAGACTTTTTCCAAGTGGCTGCTATATGGTGCCAATTACCGTCACTTTCTATATTATCAGTAATTGCAATAACTGTAGCCGTACCTCCTCCTTTGTATATAAATCTAACTTGGTTTGTGGGGTTATGGAATAACATTTGAATTTGATTATCAGCATCATTCCTAGACTGCATAATAAAACCATTAGCTGAATGAGCACCAACTTTTATCCAAACTGAGTAAGTTCCTTCACTTATACTCATATCACTAGTAACGTTATCTGCTGAAACGTATTCATCAGTTCCATTAAGACTTATAGCATATTGATTGCTAGAAGTGTTAAAATTACTTACTATTGAATTACCTAGTTTTAGTGCTAACATTATATTACATCATCATAATAACAAAGAGCTAAACCACTAGTCATTGTTATAGAATTTACATTTAAAAATAAAGTAGTTCCTGCAGGGTAAGTTGTAATTAAAGAAGCTACTGCTGAACCTGTTGCAGCTGTTACGTTTGAAGCTGTTATAGCTGTAACTACTGAAGTTAAAGGAAAGTGTACTGCATAATAATTTTTTCCTGTCATTGCTGTTGTTGTTACTACATCACATCTATTTTTTCCTAGCTGCTCAGTTAATAATTGTTGTACGTTTTCTATTGCCATTTTATTTTATTTTATTGTCCGTAATATATATAGTTTGTTTCTGTCGGTGCTTCTCTTTGTGTGTATTGAACTTGCTGCGTTCCGTCTTTTTCTGATAAGTTCATTTTGCCTTTAGTTACTAATCCCTGTACTACTCCTTTATCGTTAGCAGCAGGACTTAAAACATCATCTTCATTTGCAGGTGCATTACCTGAAGAAACCGTTACTGTTCCTATCCAACTAACTTCGTAAATTTCATACTTATAATATCCCGCAGGAAACAGCTTTACTACTCCTGTGTAAATATTAGGTGTAGTTCCGTAAGAAATATTTATATTAGTATATCTGTTTTTAATAAGCTCAGTATTACCATAAGCATAATAAACAGACTTATCTAAGTCATTTGTAAACTTAACTAAGTGTCTTATTTGAGTAGAAGCAACAGAAGTATTAATACGATTGTCCTCAGTTTGAACATTTATTTTTATTTCTGTTTCTGTTGTTGCTTGTATCATAGTTAGTTTGTCTGTTATATAATAGAAAAACTTTAAATTTATTTGCTTTAAAAAGAAAAAGGAGTGCTTTAGCACCCCTCAATCAAGAATATATAAGAAAACTAATTAAGATGTTACGATTGTACCCATTGTAAACGCTGTATTGTCAAAAGGGACTGTAGTGTAATCTGCTACCATTGGGAACGGTTCATTTTCCATTCCGTCAAAAGTAAGAGTGTAGCCGTTCCTGTCTCCGAAAGCAGCACCTGAATCAATAGTACCTGCATTAAGTTCCATTCCGTTAGTTACTCCTAAAGCTGCAATGACGTTATGTCCGTTTGCTAAAGTTGCGTTTAATTCTGCAAAGCAAATTAGTTTAGTTTGCCCTAAAAGTTTAATTTGATTTTGGTCTTCTTTTGTTAGTCTGTTAAGAATTACATTTAGAGTAGGAGTATAGAAAATAGTTCCGTTCTCTTTACTTCCTGTAATTGTTTCTGACAAACTTGCTACGCCTAGAGGTGTAGTGTATCTGTATAGGGTATTAGAACCCATTTCTATATCTGTTACTTCCCCTGAAGCTACTACAGGAAGCGGACTAAATTGGTCGTAAACTCCGAAATAAATATTCTTTATCCCGCCTGAAATTCTATTACAGTCGAGTCCCCTACCTTTTGTTAATGCTGTACAAGCCATGATATTTGTTTTTTTTTAGGTTAAGGGAGTGAGTGCCTTAGCACCCACTTCCGTATTATTTATTTTATTATGATTGTCTTACGATGTCAGCTCCAACTCCTGACTGAACTCCTGCTGAGTAACGACAAACAAGTCTCATGTTGTCCGAACCTGTAAAAGCCATATCGATTAAATCTATCCTCGTACTATCACTTAGCAAATCAGTCCCAAAATATAAATTTGACTTCTGAGCTGCAATTAATTGATTGTCTAACATACCGTTACAAACAGCGATTTTGTACCCTTCAAATACAGGTGCATAGTCTCCGTTCATGTTATAAGCATTAACATATCCTAAAGTAGATACTGCTGAAATATAGAAAGCGTAAGTCTTAGGACTCATGTAGATATGTAAGTCTTCTTTTCTTAAGATAGCTGAAACGTTAGCTGCCATGTCAGCAGTTAAAGTTTGTAAGTTAGCAATAATGTTAGCTGCTGTATAAGCTCCTGAAGCTGAAGATTGAGTAACTGTTGCATCAGCATTAGTACCTGTTGGCATTAAGTAACCATTAGTATTTAAGAAACCTTGAAAGTCTCCTGTTGCTCCTGCTCCATTCCAAATGCTATTTTCAGTTGCTTCTGCAATGATTTCACCCATGTAAGAAATTACATAGTCATCAAAAGATGCAGGTGGTGGTGCTCCTGCTCCTGCTCTCATTTCTAAAGCTTCCCAAGAGTCAAGTAAAGTTTTTTTACATAATTCTAAGTTAACTTGTTGATTACGAGGTTCTAATACTTTTTCAGTAAGTGCTAAAGTACCTGATGAAGTAAAGTCGCAAGATGCATCAACAACTAAAGCTCCTGTGCCTGCCATTCTCTGTATGTTACTTTTAAATTTCACGTTTTCTATCATTGTAAGATAGTCTAACGAGTTTGCTTGTTTCAGTGCAGCACTGATGTAAAATCCTGCTGCTTTTCCTGAAAAATTTGATGTTGTAGTAAACGCCATTTTTTTTTGTTTTTAAGTTATTATATTATTTATTTAAATCGTGTAAGAATTTTTCTCTCCCTGTCATTTTTTTGTATTCTGCTCTTGATACAGGCTTTCTGTCTGAACTGAATTTGTTTGTATCTAAAGGAGCTGATGCAGGCTGTGCTGCTAACTCAGTCTTAAGTTTTTCGTTTTCTTCTTTTAACTTAGTTAATTCATCTTCTGCTGAGAACTCAACTACTTCTGTAGTTTTAATAGACTTAGGATTGGTAGTAGGCTCAACAACTTCTTCAGCCATTTCTTCAACCTCTGTATCACCTTCTCCTAATCTTTCTTTAATATCAGCAATTGCATCCATTAAATTATCAACCTTATCTTTCATTTCTTCGTAAGACTTAGCCCAATCAGCTTTTTCAGCGTCAGTTTCAGGAAACGCAAAATCAACAGCTTCAGCTAATTCTTCTTCTTTTACTTCTTCAGTCATTTCTTCTTTTTCGTCATCATATCCTGCTTCAACTTCTTCTTCTGTTTCAGACTCAATAACTTCAGCAACAATACCTTCTTCCTCAACTCTGAAAGATACGCCTGTATCAGTCTTGTAAGTTCCAACAGGTAATAATATTGTCGTTCCGTCTTCTGTCAATACTGAAATATCTACTCCTGCTTCTAATTCTTCAGCAGTTGAAACAAAAATTGTTCCGTCTTCTGATTTTGCTTGCCACTCTAACTTAATTGTTTCTTCCTTGTTAAGACCTAGAGCTACTAAGATTTGTTCTTTAATGTCCATAATTCTTTTTAGTTTTATTAGTGTTTGTAATATATAATAGATAAACTATTACTTTGTTTGATTTTGCTTAATTATTTCGTTTAGTGCTGTTAGAATTTCCTCGTTTGTTGGTGCTTTTTCTGACATCTGTTCCATTTTGTCTGTAAAGTAGCCCTCGATTGAAAGTCCTTTTAATTCACCTTCTTTAATTTTATTCCAAAGCTCGTCATTTTCTATCTTCATTTTTACAAACCAAGTGCCGTTAGGTAAGTCGTAACCGTATAACTTAGACTTATCCATATCACCTTCCTTAATCCAACTTTCAACCGTTAGAACGCCTGAAACTCTGTCTTGATGTTGGTATGTAGCTTTATGGTGATTGTTATGTTTTAAATATAACTCAGATGCCTTTCTAACTGTATCAGGACTAAAATAAACGTAATAGTCTGAATCTGTATTAGGGTTATGTCTAAAGATTTGCTTATTAGGAATTAAAGCAGGACTAACTAACATTCTTTTCTCCTCATCTACTTTTGCAAATGTTAAGTTATTCTTTTCTTTTCCAAAGTAAACAAAGTCTTGTTCTATTGCAGGTGAAGTAACTAAACTAATTGCATCAATAGCTAATTCTTGACTGTCATCATCAATTACTAACTCTACAATAGATGTAGTCTTTTCGTAATAGTCTTTGTTGGCTTCTTCACATTCAGCAACTGAGTCATAAGTGCAGCTTCCTGTTTTTCCCCATTTATATTTTCCGTTTTCACATTTTTCGCAAGGCATATTATATAATATATTTAATTAGTATTTATTTGATTTTAGATTGTAGCCCTTCTTCTAATATTGGCTAATTGGTTTTGACTGTTAGTCATTTCGTCTGTTACTACAAACGCTTTAGTTGGTTCAGGTTCTACACCTCCACTTAATTCAAAAGCTCCTGACATCATTTGAGGTGCAGGTGGTGCAGCAGGTGCTGTAATATTTCCTCCTCCTCCTCCTCCTCCTCCT